TCAACTGATGTTGTGAACACTGTTCCGGCAGCTAAAGTTCCTGTAGTCTTAACAGAGTCAAATAATGTGACATCAATCTCAGCTTTTGCAGATCGAACTGACGCAGTTTCGTATCCTAAAGTTTTTGCATGTGAAACAACACTTGACCGAAGGGATGCACTATCAAGAAACATCTCATTTGCAAGCATGTTCATATTGAAACCAAGGTAGTGAGTATTGTATGCCAGAATGTCCAAAAGGACACTCATACCAGAACCCTCAAAATCATAATCAGTAAATTCGTTTTGAGCTTCCAAGAAAGTTTTTAGATTTGATTTAACATCATCAAAATCAAATTCAGAAACAATTAGTCTTTTTTCATTTAATGCCATTATCGTAATCTCTCTAGAAACATATCCACTGTGATAAGTGTGGTGGGGAAATTCTTGATGAAGAATTCAATTGTCATTTCATATTCATTACGATCTAGATTTGGTCTTGCTGATACGCTCATCAACCTAACTCTTGGTTCAAAGTTTTCAATTACATCCTCTACCTTTTTTGTTAAAACTATAGATGTTAGTGGAGTCATGTTTTCAAAAAGCATATCCCTCACACCAGACGCTATCTCTGGATGAAAGGGTTTTTCATATATGTTTGTCAACACTAAATTTTTTACGGCCCTCTTTATATTTTCAATATCTGTTATGATATTAATATCTTTGGAGATTGGTTTTCTTCCAAAAAATAAGTCGAGGTCACGATACTGGCGCACGTTGCGTGATATATTATTTTGTGCTTGTGCGTCTCTGTATGCTGTTGACATGAGTGACTCCTTGATTTATTTATAAGGTTAGTGAGAACCTCTTGCTGGTAAGTATGGACCTGTTTTTGTCCAAACCTCTGAAGCTTTAACTCTTACAAACTTCTTATTTGTCTCATTCGTGTTTGGATTTGGAACGGTTAGCCATACCAACTTACCTTTCTTGAACGCTTTCATTTTATTACTTACTGTGTCTAAGTGCGACACATCACTTGACTTTCGTTTGCCATTCACAACATTTCTACGCTCACCTTTTGATGTGTAGTTTTTACCACTTGATTTTTTACCTCTTGCCATAACGAAACTCCTCTATGATTGGCCTATATTGATTATTATCACTGTGTGCGATTTGAACCTCTGCTATCACCGCATCAATTTCTTTGTGCCAATAGTTTAAAAATTTATGAACTCTTGGATACTCTGGAACTATGTCTTTTGTCTGCCAAGTAAACTGCTGTAAAATATTCTCATAATCAGGCATCCAATATAATACATTTAGGGTAACTAATTTTTTTATTATCATATCGGCACCGAAAAGGTTTTTTCCGCAATAGGATAAGCCGCATCCATATTTTCTATAAGCTCTTCACCGAATTGATGGGGGCCTATTCTTGGACCCTCTTTGAGTTCAATAAAGATGTCTTCAAGTTTTCCCACATTTTGTGATATAACTGTAGTTGTTTTACCTGTTAATATCGTGTCTCTTCTCAAATCTATTCTTCTATTTAATTCTTTAAATCGTGTTCTCAATCGACCAACTTGTCCTCGATAGTATCTTTCAAAACCTCTTACGGTAAGAGCTCTCGGAGTCGCCCGGCCGGGTGGTTCTGCTTTTTTCTTTTTATTATTAATAATTTTTCTTTTTCCATCTGCTGTTATGTTATCAGGAAATTTTCTTCTATATTTTATGCAAAGATGTCTGAGTCTTTTGAATTCAGACACCAACTCATTTTCAAAATCACTTATATCATCTTGTAAAGCTTTTAATGATATTATTTCAATCTCCTCATCACTTGATAAATCAACTGGTGTAATAACAGGTTCTTTAGGTGGTAAAGTTTTATTTGTTGATACTGCATCTTTTACTTTTGCGGTTTGTGGGTCACTTGGAACTTTTGCTTTTACTGCAGCTGCTTCAGCGACAGCATCTGCTTTATTAAATTCATTTTGTGTTGCATTAGTAATCTCTCCAGTTTCAGACGGAATAACAACCCTCACCTCTGAGGTTTTTTCTTTATAACTTGAGGCCGCACTAGCAGCATCAGACTCTATTGATGCGTTTACTGACGAGATTTCAGCGGATGGGGTTGAAAGTGAAGATGCTGGTTCCGCCAAAAGTTTACCATCCTCATCTAAACGCTCTGGGTCCGTATCTGGCATACCAGAGTCTTCTGGTTTCAAAGTTGGTATACCGTTTGGTCCGATCACAAAATTAGGTATCGTCCCACCGCACAAATCTATACCACCACTCAACGCACCTGATGCTGTGGATATGAGTGAGTCTAAATCTTGACCAGCTGCAGCAAGTCCCGCACCAAATTGTGAGGTCAATGATGTTAAAGCATTTAGACTTGCCAAACTCCCAGCGGGTAATGCAAGAAAGTTTTGCACCTCTGATATCAAACTAATATCAGGAATATCCGGCAACTCTGGAATCAATCCTTTAATGTCTGCTTCAAGAACATTTAGTGATGATGTCAATTCACTTTTCAGAGCATCAATCTCTCCCTCTAACTGTTCTTGAAGTTCATCTTTGATACTAGCAAATTGTCCGGCAAGTTTATTAAACTGTTCACTCGCTCCACACAAATTTGGTGTAGTAAAATCAACCATTCAATTCTCCTACGGCAGTGATGGCGTTGTTGGGTCAGTGCAATCATTACTACTTGTTCTAGATGGGTCATCAGGACAGCTAAAGTTAACACCAGTTTTATGTCTTGCATAATCATCTGCGCCAATCATAATTCGTCTGTCTCCATCATGATCAAATTCATTCAATGCCTTATATTTAACTCTGTATGTTGAGTCAAATGTTTCATTAGCAACACCAACTACTTGTAACTTATATGTGGTGCCAGATTTAATTTTCATCTCAGCAGATGACCGAATATTTACGTTACTACCAGCACCAATCGCAACAATACCTGTTGTTGTTTTGAGTGACATATTATTTTTAGCATTCACCAATATATCAGCCAAAGATATCTGTGTAAGATTTTTTGTGACATTCAAATCAAAGTTACCACCAACTATTCTGGTTTCGTTACCACCGATTGTAACATCAAAATCTCTTGCGCCATCAGGCGCACTACCAACTCTACCTTTAACAGATTGTCTTATATCAAACGCATAGTTCCCTAAAATTTCTTCCTCACGATTTCCACCGCCTGCTTTCTCTCCTCTTACACCAACTCGTATTCTTTGGTTCTTATGAATCTTAGTATACGAGTCACCCTCGACTTCTAAAACATAGTCACCTTTGATAAGTTCATTTTTGTTGCCATTGACAGTCACATTGAGATCACCTTCTATGAGTATACTTTTGTCCTTAATTACAATCTCGTAACTTTCACCTACAACTTTTACAACCTTATCTCCTTTCGGATGTATCTCTGTGAATGTTCCTGTTATGTGTTGTTGTAATAATCTAGCTCCGCCAGGAGTATCATCTATTTCATGGATGTGTCCGATTTCACTTTCATGCACATGATTAAACGGATATCGGGTTGGGCCATTTGACTTTGCGTCTGGTTCGTTCCATGTTTTTCTTACATCCTCTGTGACACCAGGCTGAACATTGGCTGCAAAAAATGGTTTTGTTGATAGAGGAACATCAGATACTTGCATACCTCTTCTTTTCAAAAGAGATGGATGTTGCTCACCAATCGAACCACGAACCAATCTATTCGTGTCTGGTTCGTTTAAAGTTTTAGGATATCTTGCCGTGGGGTCACTGAAACCTTTTTCTGGATTAGCTTCATCTATTGGCTTGCCAGGGATTGACCCAACAACAACTGGACGCTGCATAAAGTTTGCGTCCAGAAAAAATCCAAACACATGCGAGCCCTCAACAAGAAAGTGAGGGGTGTTACCCATTCCAGCCATTGAGGGTGTATCAGTAGGCGCTAAAACTTGAGCCCATGGCAAGTCCTCAGTTGGAATTTTATCTAAGTCATCATCATGATAACCAAAACAACGAACACGAACACGACTAGCTTTCTCTGGATCATTTCGGTCTTCTACCACACCAATGAACCAACGGAAGCCGTCGATACCCATAAAATCATTTGAAACCATTTAAATCCTCTGTATTACTTTATACAGATTATTTATAAGGGTTTAATGTAAATCTGGATCACGCCCTAGTCCACGATGTTCTGGACTTATGTATTCATATTTTTCGATATGTACGTTTTCTTCACCAGCGTCTATGAGATTGTCTCTAACATATGTTGCTTCTTCTTCAGTCAATCCCTCGGCAAAGATTTTGGCATCAGTCCTACGGCTAGTCACGCCGGTCAGACTATGCAAGTTGCATTTCTGCACCACTCTAAATTTTATCATGGTCTAGTATTTAGACAAGAACTTCTTTCAATGAAATAAAGTCTGTCTTTCCTCTTGAGGATTCTACCTCAAGAAACACAGTGTCCATGTCCTTGTCTTTTACAGGCCGATATGTGTTTGTCTTTTTTGACCAATAGTGTGGGCGTGATATCTCACCATCGCCAATGATCATCCACTTGACATCATCAAACTTATCAGAAAAGACATCAACAACTGTCGCTGTATAAATCTCATCACAATAGTCTTTGAATTTAACCGTATTACCAATCATTAAAAGTCTCCTGTACTTCCACCAAGTTAAAGTTCATACTCACAACGATCCTGTAATCGTCGCTCAAGTTTTCAGTTACACGATGTTTCACCGTGCTATCAAACATCAGGAAAAATCCCTCGACTGATTTTATGGTTGTCTCTGAAACCATATATTTGTTTGGGTTATATTGAAAAACAAAATCACCACTATTGTCTGGAACTTTCACCCAGAAGGCGGCACTAATGTGCGGCCCTACTGCATAATTTTTGATATTCTCATGACTATGTAGTTGAGTAGTCTCTCCCCTACCATGAACGATTGCCCAATACGACTCATTTCTATCTTTGTGTATCTTTGGATTAGAGTCGCAACACAACTCTATCTTTCTGCCCGTTAAGGATTTATATTCATGACATAATTTACTTTTAAGATTCATTATATTTTCATCATAGTCAATGCGGATATCTTCTCCCCGAATATTTTTTGGGTCTTCATGCATTACTCTTTTTTTCGCATGATTATTCAAGACCATATCTGTGATAGCGTTAGTATTAATCTCTGGAAGATAGCCAACGATATAGTCACATGAGTACAAACTTCTTTGCTCTGAATTAGCCATTCATCTGTTCCTAAAAATCATCCTTTGCTTGTTTTCTTTTTGTGCCACCCATAGGAAGAATATTTTTTGCAACTCTATTGAAATTTCTGTCAAGATAACAAGAGGTCGTTTCAGCCTCTACATGTAATGGTTTAAACCCGTGAAAATGAACAGGAATTAGTTCAGAGGATTTATCCATGAATTCTTTGGTGTTCGTATACCAATCGCT